TTCATAATCAATTGTTCCTGTAGATTGTGTAACAAATTGAGTTGTTTCATAACTCCTGTCTAAATAAGGTCTTATCTTTTCTTCTAATGTTAGTACAGGTTTATTACTGTCAGTAAAAATAATTTCAGAATCGTTTCGTTTTGTATTGTCTACTGTAAAGTAACCTTTCCATCTAACATTTGGTAAATTTTTGTATTCGTCTGGAATCGGGTTTCCTTCAAACTCATCCACTTCACCCATAATAGTAAGGATAGCTTCACCCGGAGGAGTATCCTCGTAAATCCACAATGCAATTATACGTGAATTATCTTCATACAGATAATCAGCAACTTCGTAATATATAGGGTCACCATTGAAATCTAGTATCTCAATTAACAACGCACTGCCAATTTTTAAAGTTTCATCGTTTGCTTTTAAACGAACTAGATTTTTACCTGCGTGTAATGTTTTTGGTAAATATGTAACATCAAAGTAATCTGGTGATAACGTTGTTTCGTCTTCAATTAAAACGGGTAATTCGTTTAAGCCATCAAACTTTCTTATTTTGTGAATCATATGTGGTTTCCTTATTTATCACATATAAATAGTTAAGAATAAGAAATGTTAGAAAATCCATTTGCTTTATGAATATTTATTTGGTGATCGACCATATCACGTGTTGCATCAATATGACTGATCATTATAAGAAATTCATACTGTGACTTTAAATAATCCAACATCAAAAACATTTGGTTTAGCATTGTAGAATCTAAGTTTCCCAAGCCTTCGTCTATTGCTAGAAAGTTTGGACGTGGTAGATTACTAACTGATGTTAATGCGTGTCTAATAGCTAAACTTGATATAAACTTTTCCATTCCACTTGTAAGTTCTAGTAGCCAAAAGTTGTTTTCATCGTACACAATGTAAGCATTAATGTTTTTACCATCTGTTTGAAACATAACAGTAAAATCAGTTAATTGTGTTAATATGTTATTTACTTCTTGTTCAATACGTGGTAACGCAGTTGACATTAATGTATAAGGTACGCCATCACGTTTTATCGATTTTAGGTATATTTCGTATGCTTCGTATTGTGTTTCTAATTGTGATAACTCCTCAAGCTTGTCGACTATATCTTGTTTAGTTTTTTCATAAATCTTTACCTCACCGGACTTCGATATTATACTACCATTAAGTGTTGCACGTTCCGTTTTCACATTTTCCATCAATTGTTTCTTTTGGTCAACAATCCCTTGAAACTTTTCATTATGTTTTATAGCTTCCTCATTATCTCTATATTCTTGTTGTTCACGTTTGTTGGTTGTAACGTCTTTTATTACGTTGTCTAATTTAGAAACTAATAATGTTAATGTTTGTTCCGTACTATTTAGTTCAGTTTCTTTACTTGTAATAAGTCCAATTAATTCAGTTAATCCGTCAAATTGTGTAACAGCGTAAGGTAAGTTATTTTTTTGCTCAATGAACTTTTCTTGTTGGTTATATAAAGTAGCCAATGATTCTTTATCAACTACCAAGTCGCCTTCTGTATCCTTAGCATCTTGTACAAAAACGTTATTTACACAATATTCACAGTTTGGATCATACTCGTGTTCTTCAAGTTTCTCTAACTTACTTTCGTTGTGTTGTATCGTAATATCAAGTTTATCAATTTCTTCTTGTAAGTCTTTAATACAATCGTCACAATGTATTACTTTTGAATAATTTGTCCTAATTTCAGTTTGTTGTTCTTGTGTTGGTAATGCTTCTTTAAATTGGTCAAGTTCTGATTTAATCAATTCTAATTCATTACGCAGTCTTTTACCCTCATCTGTTAATAAACTTTCAGCTTCCAATAAAACGGCCATATCTTTCTCTAATTGGTCAATGTCAGTTGCTGTTGTAGTTAGAGTAATAAACCTTTTTAGTAAATTATTATGTTCATCGGTTACGGTTTCAATGAAACGGTTTTTATTAAGCATTTCCTTTTCAAGTACCTTTAATTCACTTGTAGATGTTTTGTAATCCGTTTCATTTTCAGCCAACTTGGTACTGAAATCTTCTTTCTTTAGTTTTTTAAGTAGTACTGCAACTTCACGTATTTCAGCATTAGCTATTTGATATAAATCTTCAAATACTCCAATGTCTAGAAACTTACTTAGTAGATCTTTTCTACTACTTTGTTTCATATCAATAAACCCTGTATTGTTGTTTTGGAGTGATAACGCCGTTAATATAAAGTCATCGTACTGTCCCAAGAACTTACGAATTTCTTTGTTGGTATCATCACGTGCTTCTCCGTTCAACGATTCACGTTGCCCGTCTATTATTCTCCAAAAATCGACAATTACTTTAACGGTTCCATTTTTAGATTTACTAGCAACTCGTTCTATAAAATAATCAATTCCTTTTATTTCAAAATTAAATTTACATTTGTATCCTGACTTTTTATTATTTATTACGTGGGTTCCTTTAGTGCTACGTGAACACTTGTCAAATATACAATATGTTAATGCATCCAACATAGCGGATTTACCCGCAGCGTTAGGAGCAAATAGTCCATACGTTCCTTGCATATTACTAAAATCAACTTTATTGTTTTCTCCGTAACTAAACATATTCTCAAATTCAAATAGTTTAGGTTTCCACGTAATATTTTTAGCAGATTCGGATTGTGAAATTTTACTGTTTGTGGTTCTATTAATGTGTCTAATATGGTCCAATATTACGTCTGATGTACCCGGATATTTATTATCAATGTATTGAGTTATTAGTGTATTTTGATATTCGGTATCTCGTATATCCCCTAACTGAATTTTATCTTCTCCTTCATCGGAACTTATTGAATTAATACGTTGTAATGAAACATCTTGTACTTTATATTTCTGTTTTACAATTGATAATAATTTCTTAATATCAGATGCGTTTGTATCTTCAATTTTTAGTCGAATACGTGGTTTAGGTGGTATAGTTGTTGTTTCTGTTATTTTTCCGTTGTTTACATTAATTGTAACATATCCGTAATCATTAGGTACTTCAACATACGTAGATTTTTTACTAGGCAAATTCCAAACTGTATATCCGTGTGATAATATCTCGCCGTGATTTTGTTGTATTAATGACCCAGCATAATGAATGATTTTACCTTCGTCTAAAAACTGCCTCTTATGAATATCACCTAACAATGTTAAATCATATCCTTTGAATCTATCAATGGTTACGTGTTCGTTTGTAATTACATAACCAATGTCGTTTTGAGATTTATGTACTGCTCCGTGATGTAGTGCTATTTTGAAATCTTGTGTACATTTATCGGATGTAATAAAGTCTTCAGGTAAGTCCCAAACAGACATTAATACCCAATCAATTCCTGCTATATCATATATTCCACTATCTTTTAAATAATGTAAGTTTTTATGATTTAACCCATTTATTGTAGGTGTAATACTATCCAAACGACTTGTATTATTTAAGTTACAATCATGATTACCTGCAATAACAAGTGTAGGACATATATCAGCTAAACTACGTAAAAAGTCTTGTAACATATTAACACATTCAGGACTCAAGTCTAATTTAGAATGTACTAAATCTCCAGCAACATATATCACTGAATTAGGTGTTAATTGTTTACGTATAGAATCATATGTACGTTCAAATACTTGTCTGTATTCTTTGTGTCGTCTTAAAGTTCTTATGTGGATATCGGCAAGGTGGAACACTCGGTCGATTTTGTCAATTCCTATGTCTATTTTCATAATTATTTTGTTGGGTCGTTTTCGTGAAAATGATTTGTTGTTTTAAATGGTATCCATCCTATTATTGGAAACTTTTTATATAGTGTTGTAACAGAATGTGCCCATAAAGATAAATCTATATGAACTTGATGTCGTAATCTTTTTATTCGTTTAATTCTACCAATATTTAATGTACTAACTGTATATGTCATAATGCAAATAATTTTAACTCCATCAGTTTAGCGAAGTTAATAGGTGGTGTATTTTTAATTAATTTTGTTATATTCTCAAATCCCATTTCATTTGGGTCTTTATCGTCCATATTTACCAAATGAACTTGTATTCCGTGGTTCATAAAGTATTCAACCATTTCTAACGCCTTTTTAAGAGCATCACTATCTAGTGCTATGTACACTTGTTTAACTTTCTGTTCTACAATTTGTAGTTTTATTTTATCTAGTACAATCTTACCAAATAATGGAATGGCATTACGTTTTATGGTTATGGCATCCATAGGACCTTCACATAAAACAATCGGTAATTTCCAATTTACAAACAATCCAAATCCAACTACATCTTTACTCCACTTTGGATTTTTGTGTTTGTAATCTTCATCATAATAACTACGTCCTGTAAAGAAGTTTAGTTCCCCATTCTCGTCGTAACTTGGTATTATTATTTTACGTGCATATAACCCATTTGCACAATAACCTATTCTATATTTTAGGATATCTTCACGTGTCAGTTTTCTATCACGTATTAAATAACTAATTGCGTTTAACCATTCCGGGTGGTCTTTCTGTATCCATAGTGGTTCATATTCTTTAGGTAATTCTTGGTCAATGTACGTGGTTACTTTTTTAGTTGTAAACGTATTACCTAACAGTTTGTTAAGTTTTTCAAACTTATTCTGTCCAACCTTTAATCGTCGGAAGAATGATATTAATGTTTTACCTTTACTATCACAAGTCCAACAATGCCAGAAGTTTTCTCCTTGTTCTGTTGTTTCTAAATTTATCTCAAGTTTCTTCTTTCTGTGATTACAGAACGGACAATAGAATGCATAATTACTATCAGTTTTTTTAGAACCTTGTCCTATAATTGTTTCTACTAGTTGGAGTATTCGTACATTCATAACTAATAATATACAACATTTAATTGGATATTCAAAGGGATTTGTCTATTTTCTTTCTAATATCTATTAGTGTTTTTTTCACGTCACTAGATAACTTAACCGTCATCCATTTTCCGGAACCAACAGAATCATTATAGTAGGTATCATCGAACACTACTTGAAATAAATGTTGTAAATTTTCCTCACAATAATTCAATTGACCTCTAGTATAACATACAACTAATATTTCAAATAAAAAAATATCTTTACCTTTATTTTTAATATCTTCGTTTAATGGTTTGTTACTACCTGTGTACGACCCCCATCCGGAATCTGATTTAATAACAGTTCGTTTTACACGACCTGCTTTCTTTTGTGTTTTTGTTAACGGCTTTCTTCGGGTAGATGTAAATTGTTTTCTACCTAAGTATTTCTTACCTGTTTTTGTATTTGTGATTTGATATACAAATCCAAATGCTTTGTCTGGTACCTCTGTAAAAGGTTTACCATCCATTATCCAATGACTCATAACTTATTTATTATTTTTTATTCGTCGTATCTAACTATAAATGTTGTTTCGATATTATCTAACAATGGTGTTGCTTGTGCTGTTTTACCAACAGCTAACATTCTACCATATTCATCATATAATCCAATAGTGGAAACATACGGGTGCCAATCACTTCCGGACACAAAGTCTTTGGTAAATTCTGAATTCAAGTCGTTATATTCTCTAATTGTTGGATTACTTGTAAAATTAAACTCTCCAGCTGATACACGACATACAACCTCGTTTTCCGTCATTTTTAACGTACTTCTATATTGTAGTGTAAAGTTATCGTCTACAGAACTTGTATAGTCAAAGTCGTTACCCAATAACACATTTTGATATTTTGGTCTAGGGTCTGATATTACCATTGTACCTTGTGGGTAAAATACATTACCTACAATAGCTGTATTATAAGCTGAACCGGTTACATAATCGTTGTTAGATAAACTTTTTATTTCTGCTTCTACTAACCCTTTTTTGTATATTCTTGCCTCATCTAAACTCCCAACTAATCCACCTCTATTATACCCATTACTTCCCAATGTAAGTATTGCGTTGTTGTGTGTGTTGTTATTTAGTCCACCATCAGTTGTGTCTGTTGTTGACCCGTCTAATACACCGTCAACCCAAAGTTCTAACGTTTCCCCAAGTTTATTAAATAATATGTGATGCTGTGAACCCGTGAGTGTAGTACTACTTACTATTTCCGGACAAGTATTTACATCACATCTACTTACAACAATCTTACCATTGTTAGCTCCGTTGGAATTTCCTATTTTAATATCGTATGGGTATTTTACTTGATTGTATGGTGTATAACCAATACGCTGTAAATCAGTTTTTTTGTCAATAAATATTGTAGATATGTCTCCACTCTTATTTACTATTGAATTATAACTACCTGTTAATTGTGTTTGATTTGTAGGTAATTCAACCCATAAAGATATTGCAAAGTCTTCATCATATTTAAAATTAAATAGTTCGGGGTCGTTTAAGTACATACAACCATCACCCGCTAATGTTGCCTTTAATCCTGATGAACCTGATTGTGCACCTGTTGTTGTTATACCTGGATTGAAGTCAGTGTTAATATATGATAAGTCATCGTAAGGTAAAATGTTTTTTATTGTTCCATTTGACCTGTTATATAGTTGAGAATTGTATTTGAATTTATCGTTGAATCCCCAATATCCCAATAGATAATCAGATTCAATCATACTACCTGTGTCTAGTCCTGTATCGTATATGTTTCCAAATCCATCATCTTTTAGATTAATATTACCGTTTGTTATATCGACTGACTTTAGTTTTATTCCTTCACCTATGTATTGTTGTGGTATTTGTACATAACTAGCAGTAGCGTGTATGTTACGTAATATGTAAGCCGAATATTCTATATCCAAATTACTTTTACCGTCTTTGTAATACATACCATTAAGATTGTACCATAACGTTTTTTGGTCACTACCATCTGGATTTGGGTAATTAGTAGCAAATCCATCAGGGTACTGATCTTTACGCCAATCTTCATCTAATATTGCACGTTTAATTTTAATACCAAAACTACTTGTGAAGTTGGTATGTGTACTTGTCCATTTTTTAAATGTATAAAACGGAGTCAAGTTTATATCATCAGGCGGAATATGTTTAAATACTAGTGAATGTCCCATACTGTTATAAATAGTTGATTTTTGAATTTATACAAAAAAACCCAAACCTTAATAGGAATTAGATATGTTCTAATATGATGTTTGGATTATTTTTAATGTCAGATTCCCAAAACCTTAATAAAGTAAACCCACGGTCTTCTGCTAATTTAGTTTTTAGTTTATCATTGTCTTGTACTTTGTCAACGTCTTTCCAATGATTGTTTTGTTTAGGATTTCCGTGCCAAAAATCACCATCGACTTCTATAATAATGTTTTGACCTTTTAGTTTAAAATCATATGATTTACATACATCGTTTTCTGTAATAAAAAACTGAAAGTAATATTCTATGTTATTAGCATCTAATGTGTCTGCAACTAACTGTTCAAGTTTATTCATTTTCCGATGATTGAATATTTTACGGACTGCTTCTGGTGTATGTGTTTTACCGAACATAGGATTATTTTTACCTTTTGATAAACCTTTAGTTATCCGAGTTGTTGACATTTTCTGTTTTGATTCGTCTGTAAATTTAAAACCTTCTTTAAAGTTACCTTGTTTTTTACGTGTTTGTGACATTTTATTAAGGGACTCATTAGTATCTTTAGTAAGTCCTTCATTCCAAGCTTTACGTCCTTTGGAATATTCACTTTTTAATATACCCGAATGTTCTGTACAACAAGCAATATATGTTTTACCATTCTTTTTTGTTAATACGTTACATACACCACATCTACCGTATCTCGGAAAATCTGTTGGTGTTGTGTCGTAATGTTGTTCCAAATAATCTTTAAATTCTACGTTGTGAATACGTTTAACGTGAGCACCAAAGGCTTGTGAACCTTTTTCCTCATTACAAATCTTACATTTAATTTTACTCATAAAAAAACCCTATACAAATAAGTATAAGGTTTTTAAATTTATATGTTCTAATTTAACACTAATAGTTAACTCTAAAAATCGAGTTTTACCCGCATCGTGACCTCATTAACAAATGATTTCAATATCGGTTTACTTGTTTTAGCAACAGCTAACAATTCTTGTCTATCGTTGTATAAACCAACAGTTGCTACATAAACTTTAGGGTCACCAATAAATTGAGGTTGACTGAACTCTCCAATTCCACCTGTTACAAATGTTGGATTGTTTGAAAAGTTGTACTCTGCGTTTTTAATTCTACAGAAGTAAAATGTTGATGTAACTGTTTCGCTGTTTCTAGCTAGGAAACCAGAATCTTCTTCTCCACTATCTTTTCCAATTACACCTCCACCACTAATGGCAGCGTATAATTTGAATGCATTGTTTCCGTTGTCATCTGAACTCGTACACGTATTGAAACCTACATTTGCATTTAACGTATCAGCGTTTAATACAATCATACCCATATCAGGATAACTTAGTCCGTAATAAACAGGGTCTGTTCCTCCTGTTTTGTAAATTCCGTCAGTTATTGAACCTGATACTACGTTATGAACACGTCCAGCATTTCCTTGTTTCTCTTCGTTGGTATCTCCTGAGTCATCTATTATTTTAACGTATGCACCTGTTCCGGAAACAACAACTTGTTCTCCCGAACCTGTAAATGATGCATTGGAATATCCTGAACCCGTAAGTTCAGCTAACCAAATTTCCCAATTACCCGGATCAAGTTTTTGTCTTAGTCTTGCTCTATTGAAGTTGATAACATATACACTATCACTATTTGTGTTGTTGGCAAATGTAAATGTAGTATCGTCTGGTTCAAGTAACAATAGTCGATATTGACTGTATATTGCTCGAGATGGACTGTCTGCATCATTTCCACTAAAATCAGAACCGGAACCTAGTCTATGTCCCCAAGTTACGGAAAATTGTGGTTCGGCACCACACTCAGAAGAACCACTATTCCATATTTCATAGTAGTATGTTTTTTGTGTTGATGTTTGTACTGAAGATGTATAAAAGTTCCAAAGAACTCCTTTATCACCTGTCCATAGACCACGAGTTACTACTTCCTTTTGATTTGCAACTACATCATTTAATGTGTCAAATTTAGTAAACACTCTACCTGTATTTACTCTACGTAAATCTGCTAAACGTTCTCTTAGTAAACGTTGTGCAATATCTTCTGCTCTTCTTTCCACAGCAGCAGCAAAGTCAGCTTCCACCAATGCGTTGGCTTGTCTTGGTACAGGTGGGGTTGATCTTCTTCTATTTAGTCCCATAGTTATTCTTGTTCTTTAATTGTTATTTTACCTAATTAAAATATTGGTCGTTGTTTGGCACCTTGTTGGTTCTGAAAGTTTTGAGCTTTAAGTACCGTTACCGTAATTTGTTTTCTACCACCGGTTTCGTTTCCAATAACAGTTAACGTTGCCGTTGCATTTGCTTTAATTTGTGTATTGGCAATTATTTGGAATTCTCTTCCCGTTACTGCAATACTTTGTGGAGAATCATTATCTCCTAAAAATCTTGGTGTTGATGGACTTACTCCACTATTAACTCTACCACCTGGAGCAACTCTTAATTGTGCTACTTCACTGTTTGACAGAATTGCAGTGTAACCTAGTGTTGCATTACCATTTTCAAACGTTGGTGTACTTGGTTTAACGATTGCTGTTTGTCCACCTGTACGTAATGTAATAGCACTTGAGTCTAGTTCAATAATTGGAATTCTTGCCGTTTTCTTTGGAAGTGTTACCAATTTGTATTTCATCATTTGTGTTTCGTCTGGTAAAGCTTCTATCATTGGTAAGTTTTCTATTACCGAACCATAGTATGCAGTTCCGAGTGTATGTGCTGGATTCCATAAATCATAATCTATTTCGTCGTCTGACAATGCAAATTGAGTAATTTGAAATTCGTCTCTACCCATTGCTAGCAATTCTCTTCCTTTGTTGGTAAGAATTGCATCGATTGTGACTGATGTGTTATTAAGATATCCCATTTTATTCCTATTTAAAAAATTTATTGTTCATTAATAAATATACGATTTTATTATTTTTAATATTATTAACTCCGGTTTCTAAGTTTAATTGGAGACTCTCCAATCTCTAAATTACCACGTGTTGCTGTTTTTCTTCTTAGTATTAACCCATTTGGATTCGCAGCGGTTGTTTCAACCACAGGTCCTTTATCACTCGTATCTTTACTTGGTTCGTTGAAGTCCGGACTAGTTACCTTACAACCATTATATCTATGATTTTCAATTCCAAGTGGTAAATATTCTTGAACTTGTGAGTTACTACCTGTTACATAATAACTATAGAATACTTTTGTTTCTACGTTGTTAATTGTAGCTGTGTTACTTCCAGAAATTGTTGCTTGTACTTTGAAATTGAAATTGTTACTGTTGATATCACTTAGTGTAAAGGATTGACCCCATTTATCACTATTTGTACCGTACACGACTTGCGTTGCTGAAGTTTCCCAACCTAAATATGTATAGTAAACTTTTACGTTAAACCATTGTACAAGTGCACTCACGGTCGCTGTTGTGGTAGCCTCTAGGTAACATTTAAAATAAGTACCAAAATCACTACTGTTTATATCACTAGGTATCCACGTTGTACCCCAAGTATCAGTTGAACTACCAAAAGTTTCTGTTACATACGTCCTAGGATCTAATACTGCAGTTACTGACCAATTCAAATTTCCGACACTACTTGAATGTACTGTTCCTACAAATGGAGTAACACTTCCGGATGTTTTAGTTAAACTCATCCTGGACCCACTAACTCTACTATGAGTAGACCCGATATACTCAGCTGTCCGACGAAACGAAACTTCTATGCCGTTTATAGTAGCGTGATCCGGAATATCAAACCCATATCCACCAGATACTAACCATTCAGTATCCCCTGCACCAAGAGAGGAGGTAGTTGCCGCGGCAAATGTAAGTAGGCTATTGGTCACATTATGATTGTTGACCCATTGTGCTTCACCAATACTTCCACTAGTACCTGTGGTATTTGGAAAATCTTCGGTTGTATCATTATGGGAGTTACTAGAAGATAAATTGGTACCTGTATGTGAGGTTAAAGATGTTCCGATTGTTATGGATTTATCAACAACATAATCACCGTCATTAACAGCGGCTTGTCTATTAACTCTCGTCACTAATCCACGAACAACAGAATTATAAGGTGCATTAAAATATGTAGGTGCTTCATCTATATTAAATCCATAATTACTAAATACAGAAGTATATGTAACTTGGTTTGTTCCACTTGACGTGACAGGAAATAAACCACCACTTGGAATATTCCAATCAGTAGCACTACTACTATACGTACTTCCACTTGTAGGAATTGTCCAATCAGTTTCTTCGTGTACCCAATATCCGTCTATTATAGCATCACCATATTCTCGGGAATTACCAATGTAACTTTCAGTTGGTTGACATTCCCAAGGTGGTGTGCTACCTGTTGATTGAATTGTGTCTACTGTATAATAGATTTTAAACCCTGCTGTAAGTACTCGTGCTTGAGTAATATCTCCACCTGTTCCACTACCCGTAGCTTGTAAACTTAATCCAAAACTACTACTAACAATATCATTTCTAGTTAGTGTTAATCCCCAAGTATCAGATGGTCCTCCGTATGTCGTATATTCAGGAGAAGCTTCTGACCAATTATCTAAAGAAGACTTATCGTTCCCTACTCCTACAGCAGACCCCGTTGGACCTGTAAGTGTGAGTTTAACTTCCGCGTCTTGTATAGTGCCAGAAGTACCACCAATTTGTCTTATTTGTTTATATAATGTAACTTCGATACCTTTGATAGTAGCGGTTTCCGAAAGATTTATTCCTAAATCTGAAATAATAAGTTTCTCTGAACCGACTGTTGGGAATTCTAGTTGACTATTTGTATAATTACCTGTATTACCAATTAAGTTGTCTGTATCGGACCAATCAATAAGTGATACATCCACGGATTGGGAAACTTGTTGAGGATAACGATTTCCTGTATTTACTATTGGAGATGTATATGGTGCTGTTGGGTCAATTAATAGATATTCGTGACAGTAAACAGTTCCTTTACTAAAGTCTTTCCATTGTATCAATGAATCCTCGTTACTAACAGTTCCCTCAATTATTTCTTCGTCTGGTAAATCAATTACGCCTTTTGTATTGTGATAATCAAAATCTGTTACCGTTGTTGTTTCGTTTGTAGTTGCGTCTGTTGTAAACGTTTCGTTTTTATCTTCTTGCACAGGAAGATTATCGTATTCCATATCAATAACGGAAACGTAATCTGTTTTCTCTGATTCTAGTTGTACTATTGAATCGTCAATTAATGCTTTGTAATCTGTTTTTTCTGACTCGATTACAACTTCAGACCCTTCTACAGTACCTTCATAATCATTTTTAGTACCGGATAATGTATCGTCAGTTTTTTCAATGTCACCTTTATGTGTTGTTTCTTCCCCAACTAAAACAGGGTCGTTATCATCTAACAATACGTCGTAGTCTAACTCTTTTTTAATTATTCTAGGAGCAGTTACAACCTTGTTTCTTTCCAATATATTTGGTTCAATTACCAATCCTGTAATAGCATTTGAACGTGCTGGAAGTAATTGTTTTATCTGTTGAAACATTGTAAAATCATATACACTAAACAATCTAATGTATTCTGCTACATCGTTTTTGTTGGCGTATTTTTTCCAATATTCCTGTGATATGTCTTTAAGTTCGGGATAACTAGGACTATAAAAATCTGCTGGACTTCCAATATAATCATCAATTTCAAAGAATCCCATCTGTCTAAATATGTCGTCATTGATAATTGATTGAGGTGAAAAATAAACACCTAAACGTTTACTGTCTAACGGAGCACTGTCAAATGCACTAACTTCTTGTCTAGCACTAGGACTTAGTCCACCACGTAAACTTGAATCTTCAATTCTAATTTTATCAGAATATAAATTGTTTCCTCCTAAACTAGGTCCTTCAATATATTGTGTTTCGTCAAACGCATACCAATTATCAGTTGTCCAATTTCCTTCAAATGTAGCAACCATTTGATCTCCATTTTCAAATGTTTGGTGTGTTTGATCTGGGTGACTTGAACTAATGTAAGCTGTAGCACTTATATCAATTTTATTGGTTAAATTGAATCTAGTTTGTAAATCGTTGAAACTTCCTGTTGCTGTATTTGAATTGTAACTACCTACAGATGTTACGTGGTTGTTAAATATAACTTCGTCTAGTGGAACAGTCCAATAACGTAATTCTTGTGCTGACCCGGTAAAGTATGTTGTATTACTAGGATTATCACCTAATCCTAAATACATACTTCCTGACGTTGTCCAACTATCATTATAACTTCCTGATGTAGGAATATCTAAAGGTAAACTTGCACTAGCGTTAATTGTTAGTTTACCCCATTTTTGTTTCTTAACAAAAAAGCTGTAATTATTATCAACTGCGTCGTTGTCTGTTTCTACGTTACGTTGTATTAATATGCTTGTAAAGTCATCGTCAAATATACATTCGTCTAATATACTTGCAGTAGCATACCCACCACTTCCGGATAAATAGAAATGTACGTTGGCTTGTCCTCTAGAACTAGTTGGTTCTAATTCTACAAAGAATTGTGTATCACTACCGGACCCAACTTGAAATAAAGTATGTTTTCCATATACACCATAATTAAATTCATCCTTGTCGTCTAAGTGTGTTTTAAATCTTAATGTTAACGCATCTGGATATGTATATGAAGAACCTGTGCTAGCAACAGGTGCCCATTCCGTTTTTATATGACGACCTCCGTTTAAGTTTACAGCGTAATCAAATTGTGTTTTGTTGTATGTCGGTCTTTTGTTTTGTTTACTTGGTCCACCATATTCACGTACTGTTAATATACTTTGTGGTACACCATAACAAGCAACTAGTGCTCTAACACTACGTTCAGTACCTTTTGTTTTTAGTAAGTAAGGTAGGTTGTTAAGTTGTCTTCTCCAAATTTCTTTGGTAGTTTGTTCTTTTGACTTAGATGTCATAAAGCTTCCTGACGTTTGGGTTGCTCCGGATTCATCCGTTCCTAAAGTATATTCCCATAATTTAGCGTCATAGTTTCCATTTGCTAAATTCCACCCCATTGACTTAGCAACATCATATATTAAATCATCAGAAATACCTTCTTTAGGATTTTCCTCGTGTGAATGTACGGCAGTCATTTGATTAATGTATGTCCACATTATATCAAAATGTTGTGCAACCATATTAACAAACAATTCATATTGGTCGTTATCCGAATCTTGTCTTATGTGGTCAGGTATTGTTCTGTATAGAGCGTGTGGATTCTCTCTGTCGTAATCAGAAGCTAAATTTAATGTATTTTGATACCAAGTTATTGACGCAACATTGGAAGTTGATAACTGTTCATATGGTAATTCGTTTGGTCCTGATAGTGTTGTTGTAGCCCCTTGAGACCACAATATATTTGTATTTACCCATTGTTGTTGAGCTTCTAACCAAGTAAGTGGTGGTGCTGATACCGGGTCTCCGTCTTTTGGCCAAGGGTCAACGCTACAACTAGTAAACGTACTTAACTCTTGAGAACCTGAACTAAAGTATAGAAAGTTTTCAAAATCGTCAAAGCCGGATATAACAGAATTTCTTTTAGTAATCGTATCGGTTACGTTCGTTACTACAGAACCACTAAGTGAAGCTGAATTTAATGTATTTAATCTAGCATCGTAGAACTCGATGAGTTCCATTTTGTAATGGAAATTCTTTACACGTTCAACAGCACTACCAAAGTGCACAAAGTTTTCAAATTCACAATAGTTAATGTTTAATTTAACATCGCCCATTCCACTACCACTAAAATAACTATCAATTACCTGTTGTGATGTGTTTGCGTTGGTACCTAGTAATTCATTCCAACTTTGGAAATCTGTTTCTTTACTGTCTAAATCATTGGTTTCTATGATAAAGTTTGGTCCACGTAAAGTATTGTCAATACCAGAGTCAGATTCGGGTATTAATATAATGTTATCTATGTAAGGTTGCATTATATACTTCTGTACCCAACATAATTGTTTTTCAACTATTGTGTTAGGTATGTCGTCATATAACTTAACTGCTATTTCATTATCCGATATACGGGCTATGTTTATAACTTTTAAAATAACGTTGTTAGTGAAGTTTAGTTCAAAAAATTCAAAGTATCCATCTTGTGGCTGAACTATGTATTCAAAGTCATCGTTGGTTAACTCTACTGTATTTTCTGTTATTTTATCACGTATAGCGTCACGAGATTCTTCAAGTAGTTCTTCCAACTCTTCATTTGAAATATTAGTAAATCTACTTTGATACGCTTGTTCAATTTGACGTAAGTCCCGAATAATGTTTTTATATTTTTGTATATTTTCATCAATCTCTTTAGTAGCTTTACCATTACTAGCTTCATCGTCACCTAAAGCTATTTTTTTTATTTCGAGACCTTCAATTTTCTTTTCATTAATATCTATTAAACTAGTTATTTTTGTAGTTAATTTATTAATAATATTATCACTAAGTCCATCACCAATCCATTGGTCGTACGGAGTTTTTCTTAATTTACTTACTTTAATTATATGTGTTCGTATAACATCTCTGTCAACGTCAGTTAAATGTTTATAATCTTCGTCTGTAAGAAATTTCTTTATTATTTCTTTTAACTCTGCATTTTTAGATTTTATAAGTTCTACGTTGTCCGTTACTGTAATGTTTACTTCATTGTCAATACCTGTTGGAACGTTAACAACTTTACCATTAACCTTAGTTGTATAAACTTCTTCACGTAGACTTGCCATTTTTTCATTTGGCATTTCGTGTATATAATAATACAGTAATTCTTCGTCGGAATTAAAGTTTTTTAGTATATTGTTATCTGGGTGTTGAAATGTATTACTACGTAAGTTGATAGTATCATCTACTAATTTTTGTAAATAAACATCTCTATCAATATCTTTTTGTATTATTGTAATATCAGTAATACCACGAATGTTATCTAGTTTATCGGATAAAGCTTTGTTATCAGTTGACGTAATAGTTTTTAGTTGTGTACTATCGAAATTTGTTTTTACATCATTAAAACGTTTCTGAATATTAAAGAATTTATCGATGTTAGCAAGTAACTTATCATATTGTTCGTCTATGTCTTTGTTTCCGTTTTCGACAATATTAGTGGCCAATATTAGTTCTTTTTTATTGGCCTTAATTTCTTTTAGGAATATTTGTTGTTGTGAATTGTACTTACTAACTAATGGTCTTATAAGATTATATACAAACTTATATTCTCCACGTTTAAATCCTAAATCACGTAAATTCTTATGTGGGTCTAAAAATACTCTTGGTTCCGGTGTAGTACCGTCTAGTTCCGGTTTTGATTTTTTCCAATCCTCTACATCGTGATTACTAGCAAGTTTATTTCCGGCAAGGTCGTAAACGTGCAATTCAACTTGGTCAGTTTTGCTCTCCCCAAATTTAACGTTCTTTGTTTCAAACTGTAACTCTAATAAAGACTTGTCAGCACTTTTAATCCACTCACCTGTTGTTGGCGTCTTGGATTTTAGAATCTCGTCTGAATTTTTGTAATCTTTTATGGGCATAATAGTAATCTTCCTTAATCTATTATAAATATTAGATTAAGAAATAATACGTAATCTATTGTAATCAGTTACCAATATTATTTTTTCTTCTTTTTCCGTTTAAAAATATCTTTTACTACTGTAACTACGGTTTTTGGAGATGGTGGTTTTCCTTGCTTTATGTCTTTTACAACAGCTTCAGTTACTAACGAAGCCCCTCCTGTCGCTATAGCAAGTCCTGTTTTAACAGGGTCCTTAGCTACAGCTTCAGCTACTAACGAAGCTCCTCCTGTTACAATAGCTGCTCCAATTCTTGCTTCTTTTTCTTGTTGACGGTTTTCTTCCGCAATAGCTTCTTCATCCGCTAATCTTTGTGCTTCTGCTGCTTCGGCATCGGCCTTCTCCTGTGCAATAATATCGTTGGCTTTTTTAATTTCAGCTGTTTTAGCATTAGCTATTTCCTGTTTTTGAAATCTAGTGTTTAGTTGTTTGGATACTTCTAATAAAGCTAAGTTAACTAACCAAAACCGTTTCTCCACTGAATAATCATGATATTCAACTAATGGTATTAAAGTGTTAATTTGTGCTTCTTTTTCTCCAAGCGTACGCATCCAATCAATTACATTTGCAAATGTAATATCTTCGTTTACTTCCTCTTGTAGTTCTCCGTGATAGATTTTAAGTTTGCCACCCTCAATACACTCGTCAATAATATATAAATTCTTTTCTATTCCTTGTTGAGCTGACCAATGTGTTACCACTTCGTTTATTTCTATATCAGTTCCTTGTTTTATTGTACGTATTACAGCTGGAGGAAATATTTGTATATCTTCTATTGTTTTTCCGTTATTGTCTAATATAACTTGTGCCATTGCATAGTTTTTAATTCTTCTACGTTCTCCATTTTCTATAATCCAATAATCTAATTCAGTTTTGGATTTACCTCCATATAAGGGTGGAATACTAAATACTGTTCCAGCTGATGGAAGTGTAGTGAATCGTTTCTTTAACAATTCCATTTGTTCGTTAAGTGTTTCTATTTCCAATTCTTTAGTAGTAATCGTTTTACGTTGTTTTGTTTTGGTATCTGCTAACGTTTTTTTATCACTACCTAAATCAATAATTTCGTTTTCCAATTTTGAGATTTTCTCTTCCAATAATTCTATTTCATTGTCTTCTATAAATGGTAATTCAATTTCAGTAAAATCTGTATCCACTAAATTTTCAAATGTTGTACGTCTTAGCATATGACTATCAACTAATTTAACAGGAAGTTTAGCTTCTTCGATTGTTTCGTCTGATAGTACATATCCTGCTAAATTTCTAGTGATTTCCGGATTAATAGGTTTTTTAACAGTTGGGTCTTTTTTTGCCTGTTCATCGTATTCTTCCATCAACTTTAAATATTTATCAACTGACTTATTTAATTCGTTTAATATGTTCCTATCTGTTTCTTCGTTTGATAATTCTTCTTCTAATTTGGATATACGAGCCTTATCACGTGTTTCTGGTGATATTACAGGATACCCTGTTTTGTTGTTTTTTTCCGTCCATTCCTTGGTTAAGATTTCATCAAGATTTGTTCTATTAAGAATACGTTTTATTATTGCGTCTTCATTTAAACGCATCTCTTGTTTATGTTGTTTAATTGGTTTTGGTTTTGGACTGATGGACTGCTTACGTAATCGGGTTGATGTTTTGGTAATTCTTTTACTTACTTTTTGATTAATTCTATTTTCCGATGTTTCGTCCATTGTTGGTGCTGGATTTACTACGTCAAATGTTAACTGTCTAGTTCTTGGTATGTTAGTTGATACACTAATGAATTCTGGTTCTACTATTTCAGTTTCACTACCATCCAATGCAATCTGTAATTGTTGTTGTGTATTATAATCTGTAACATAATTAAATATATCAGAACTAATATCAAGTACCATAGGTGAATTCAAATCATTAATTGTATTAGTATAAAAGTCAATCTCAGCATCTAAATTATTTATGGATACTAGTTGTTGAGGTGTTTTTGATTTTAAAACATCAAGTTCGTCTTCCATTTGGTTAACTTCAACAATTAGCTCAGACCTTAATAATGACCTAGTTGCTTCTTCTTCTGCTGGGTCTTTACCCATCATTATTACAAATTTAGTTGAGGTAGTACCACGTTCTATATTTGTAGTTTCTATTATATCAAAAATATCTGATAATATGTTTCCTTCCGGAATTGACTCCGCTACTTTGTTAAGTATAAATTCACTAGACTCGGTTAGTAGTTCTGTATTTTCGGAAACTAAGTCTACAAATTCTTTTTTACTAATCGAATTAGGTACATTAATAACTAACGATATAATATCTGTAAGGTTGTCAATTACCTGTTTAACAACATCAATATCGTTTTCAATTTGTAATGCTGCGGATGGAGATATTTCAGCAAGTGGCCCCGTTACTTGACTTTTTATTTCCTCTAGAATTGTTATTAAATTTTCGTTGTTTGTTTCGTTAACTTCGCTGGCAGATTCTTTGATTGTACTAGTTACTTCACGTTCTGTATCTTGTATTAATGTAGTCGGGTCAAACGGTCTAGGAATAAGAGGAGTTGGAAATTTAAAATTAAATTTTCTATCACGTATGTCCTTAGCACCTGCTGATAGTTTATCTAGTCCATTGCCTATTTTATCTATACTATCGGTTACCGTATCACGAACATCATTTAATATATTTTTTGGATTTTCTAATGCGGATACTGTATCATTTATCCGTTCTCTAGCATTGGATACAATATCTTTTGACCTTGCCTTAACATTCTTAACGGCACTTTTAGATACTGCAGCAACTCTACTTGTAGTTGTTTTAGCTTTATTTTTTAGTTTCTTTAAAAATCCCATACCTATCTACCAAACCTTCTACCGGAAGTACTATTAGTTTTTTTCTTTCTGTTAAACGGAGTTAACCCAGAACCACTAGATATATCCTTACCTTTTTTACTAATTCTACCTTTTATACTGTTAAAGGTTTCTTTGCGTTGTTCACGTTTATCTTTAATAAAATCAATGTTTTCTTTTATTTTATTTTTAATAACTTCAGGTGAATCATATTTTCTAGGAATACTCACAGGAAATATGGTTGGAACTTTTGTTGTAAATCCTTCGTCTGGTTTAAAAAATTCACCTAGTTTACTCGAACCTCCTATTATTTTATCATACAGTCCATCAACAGCATCATAAATTTGTTCACGTACCATAACAGAATTTCTCATCAATTCATTACGCTCTTGTTTGTTTATTGGTAACGGAACGTCTTGGTCTTCTATTACTAAATCAGCTGGTACTTCTACTATGTGATATTTTCCTACATAAGGTAAACCTACTACATTAAATTCCCACCCGTTTGTATTCATATTAAATTTTGTCTTTCTAGACAATATTGTGTTAACTAGTTTACTATATGATTCTGGGTTTGGTGTTGTACCCAAGTCTATTCGTAAATCTATTTCTTCATTTTTTACACTAGAATCACTAACATAAGCTGTGTAAGTACCTGACGTAATATCTATCAAAGAAGCTTTGTTTTGGTATTGAGGAATTTCTACTTCAGATTCGTTTACTGTTTTTGTCCAACGAATTGTGTATGGTGGTTTTCCTGCACTAATCTCTAAACTAATGGACCCGTCTGTACCATTGTGTTCTGTAATGGGGTCCGTTGTTGTTTTTATATCTAATGGATTTGTAGTTAGGTCTACTTGTTCCAACATTAATAATTCTTCGGACTTAGGTAATAATTTTAATTCTTTTCTTTGTCTGTTATATATACCTCCGGTAAAAGCTGTCATTGTTCCGTTGATATTATCCGTATGCCAATCTCCGGAATATATTTCTCCACTTGGTAATACTAATTCCTTTCCAGGTGTGTATAAATTATTTTGTTCGTTTGGTTGTACTAATTGATGTCTTGCATCATTAGGGTCTAATATTACAAACTCTTCCGGGTCAACTTCCGGTTTGTTACTAGGAAGTTGGTCATCTCTTAATTGTTCTCTTTTTAATCCCTCATCAATTATATCAATAACATCACTAAATAATCCGGTTTCGTCATTACGATTTTCAAAGAGTTCATTTCCGGATTCTTCAATTAACTCGTCTAAATCTTTTAACAAAGCTGTGGAAAGTGTGTTGGCAATCTTGTCCGCACTAACAGGTACTTTAAGTTTGTTGATTATTTTTTGTATTGTTTCACTTTCAATTTCATCAAGTATTTCACAGAAATCAGGTTTTATAATTTCATACTTTACCGGCATATCTCTTTCGATATTACTTTTAAGTTTGTCAACTATACGTCTAGGGTTTAATTTATTTAGTCCTCCTTGAAATTCATCTCTAAAATCTTCAAACGATTCATCAAATACTTCGGGAAGCCTATCAAGTGCATCACTAATACGGTCTTCTATTAGATTTCGTTTACTGTCTATCGTGTCCCGTAAATCATCTTGTATATCGTCTTTTCTGGCTTGTAATTGATTGTTAACTTTTACAGCGGAACGTTTTATAACTTTTTGAACATTCGCAGCTTTAGATTTAACTTTAGTTGTAGCCTTTTTAACTTTACTTTTAACTTTGTTACGTAATTTTTTAAATCTACCCATTATCTAACTACCTTAAAATAAAACCCGTTGTCAAAATACTCCTCATATCCGTTTTCACTGACTTTAAAAACAAACTTGTAATATCGGTTAGGTAAAAATCCTGTTGTCCATAAATCAAAATAGTTTCCGTTTGCGTCACAACTTACTTTGGTATAATTATCGTCGAACGGAATTATCACATCTTCCGTAACTGTATCTTCTACTGAATAATACGTCGTTGTTGGTAAATATTGTGTATCTCGATAGGCTGAACTTGTAGCAAATGTTTGTTGTGGATACTTTGGCCTTCCGGCAATTCGTATTTTCACTTTACTATTTTTCTTAATATGTTTTTTTAATCCTTTTGTGTACACAACTTTGTTATCTACACTTAATGGTGATAGACTACCTGTAATAAACGAACTGTTATCCCAAGCAACTTGAAGTTTAGGTATATAGATAGTATGTGACTCTTGACTGAAGAACTTCAAGTTACCAAATTCAGTTGTACTTGCCTCATCACTATCTAATCTTTTAACAATTAACCCATCATTAGGAATTGTTCCTGTTAACCATTTATTTACAATATCAGTAACATCAATACGAGTGTCAGGTGAACTATAATTAAATGACTGACTTGCTTCGTATCCGGAACCTGTGTACCAAACAGCACCTCCATCTGTCAGTTCTGAACTACCCGTACTATTTCCTGAGTAACTTCCGGTTATCCATTTGTTTACATTGTCACGGTATTCCCAACTTACTCCGTCAGTTGTAATTGGTGTGTTAAATCTTCTTCCTGTACCCATACTCCAACTTTGTGAAACAGGATAAACATATAAATTATAATCTAAAGGAATTTCAGTTCCTTCCATTGCACTTAAAGATAAATAATATCGTGAACCAGAAGATATTTCGGTTGACACAATACTAGCACTTAATTCCGTTAAATCAAACTTTAACATAGCACGAGAAACGTAATTTGCTTTACCGGTACATACAGTTTTGTCTATTTCTAGAATTTCATCTAGACCTGTATTCATTGTACTATTCAGAGTTGTTTCGTAAATAGTAGCATCCTGTACTGAAAATATATTATGTATCATTTGTTATCCTTAATCTTTATAATGCTACCGTACGGCCTTTAATGTCTTTGTCTAAATATTTTATTTCGAATATGCTTGGGTCAAGTGAAGGATAAACTACGCCCTCTTTTAATGCTTGGTCTATGTCGTATATATTTCCTGAATATCCATCTGCTGTGTTGAACTTATTAGTTATTTTCACGTCTTTAACTGTTTGTACACCTTCAATTCTATCAAGTTCTACTCTAATCTTTGATAATAATATTGGTTGGTTTATTTGCCATTTCTTACTATCGAATAATGATTTTAGTTTATTTATACATTTTAACACAACTTCGTTTGCATTTGAACTAGGTTGTATAGATACTTCAAACTCAATACCAATGTTAATTATATAAGCATCTTTTATATTAATACCGTCAGTTAACATTCTGTAACTTGACAAGTACTCTTTCAAGTTTGCTTTTATAGCTGGGTTTAATTCTGTTAGTTTACCAGAACTATTATATCCTAACATATACAAGTTCATTGCAAACGGATTTGCTGTTCTACTAGTTTCTCCTGCTTCACTTACGGATAGTTGATCGTCCTGTACCATATATGCTTTACCAATACTTCCAAATTTAGGAGGCAAACTATATGCACGTACAATATAATCTTCTTTAGTTACTGCTCTATTTTGACTTGCAAAATTAGCTAATGCATTATTACGTATATCTTCTAACTGTTCTTTACTAGCACCACCTCTTGCTGGTTGAGTATTTGTACAAGCTACTGAAGATTTAACCTGTGAAACTAATGTTGCCGGAAGTCCGGTTTCATCCAAACTTACTGAAAATGTAATAATATCAGTTAATGTGTTTGGTCCTACATTATCCCCAACTCCTGTTCCGGTTGAATATCTTACAGTTAATGTTGTATCCGACGGAGCTAGTCCGTAAGTACGAGTATATAAAAAGTTGCTAGGGTCTAGTCCTAAATCTATATCCCTATCATTTCCTGATATTGAACTTCCTACTAAATCCGGATTAGGAATAAGTTCTTCATCATTGTTATCACTAATACCCGACCCAAATTGTAATTCCAATCTGTTGTTGTCTTTGAAGTTAGCTATAAAACGTTTTGCAGTTTTCTTTAATTTTAACAAATAAGGTACTTCATCACTATATCCCGAAAGTTCCGGGTCGTTTTTTGCTATGTTCTTAACAGATTCAAATATCGTGTCTTGTGCTAAGTAAGGTACTTCATACCATTTATTGTTATCACTATCAACAACATCAATAATCTCAATTAAATTATTATCAGTGATAGTTATTTTATCATATATTTTTGGACTACCAAATGTAAAATCTGTTGTTGTAATTTTACCCGAAGTTGCTTTAACTTGTTTTTTAAGTAGATACCATTCAGGTGCACCTGTTGTTTCGTTAACAGAATAAACGGTTACTTCTGTTGGACTTAAACTACTTGAATAACTAAAGTCAACTGATTCCATTGTTCTAAATTCAGCTGGTGTTTTTTCCGCTTTAACAATCATATCTTGATTTACAATCATAGCATAGTTCCAATCCGGTACTATGTTTGGACTTGTTCCTGTTGCTGGAATTAATTGGAATACGTCTAACAATACTGATGAAGCTATTGTGTTTTTAGATTTATATCCCATTTGACTTGCTAGTGCCATAACATTTTTAAGTTCACTTGCTTGTCCTAACATTCCTTCTTTTAGGTTATGGTCTGTGTAGTAACTTAATACGTCACCAACGTATGCAGCCATCTCAATAAACATCATACCTGGAGAAGACTCGTTAAAATCGTTGTAAGTGTTCGGGAAATAGTTTTTAGAAAAATCAATTAAGTTTTTTCTTAAATCTCCAAAATCGCGACCGATGTAGCTGACGTCTTTTTTTACTATATCATTTGCCATATTATCCTTCCTGTATTGTTACTCCACCCGTTGATGACAACTCAAGTGTTATTGTTTTGTTTGCTAAGCTAGGTTCAATTAATATATTAACTGATATCCTAATAGTATTCTCTTCCGAAGATAAATCTACTTTGTCTACGATAATATAAGGTAACCAAACTCCAACATCCTGTTTAAAAGATATTTTTAATTTTTCTAATAAATCAGGTGTACTATTATCAAATAATAAATCCCAACCACTCCAACCAAATTGAGGTTGCATATAACGTTCCCCTTTACGTGTCAGTATTAAATTTTTTAAATTTGATATTGCTTGGTCTTCTGTTGTGTAGTTTTGTTGAAAAACACGATTTCTTCCAGCAAAGGGTAACGCAACACCTACGGCAACATCCGGTTCGGTATCAATTGGTTCAAATCTAAATTCTTCTCTTGCACGTGCCATTTAATTACTTCTTCTTATTCATTCCTTTGACTAATTCTGTGTAGTCCCTAGTTAAAGCTTTTGTTACTGCATCCGGTATATTTTGAGTTCTTAATGGTCGTCCTTCGGGGTCTGTTGTAGGTAACATTTCTTGTACGGATGGAGTTCCGTTTGGTGGTGTAGAAGTCATTCCCATTTTCTCAGCCATCATTGCTCTAAAGTCACTTTGATTTCCACCCATAGGAGCTGAGTTACTATTCATTTGTTGTCCACCCATAGTTGGATAGTCAGCATACTCATCGTTCTCTGGAACTTGGTATGAGTTAGCTGTTTCATTTAATATACCATTTAACACCGGGTCTTTAGTAAAGGATTGTACTTCTTGTTGTATTGGATTTTGTTGACGTTCTTGTTGTAAAACGTTACCTACTAAGTCATCCAAAGAATCTACTACCGGTGTAACTTCTTTTACAACTTGTTTTTTTGGAATAGATTTTCGTACTTCTGCAACAATTTGTTTTTTCATTGCCTTCATTTCTTTACGTACTATCTTTCCAACTTCTTCTTGTACTACGATTTGTACGATTTTTGCTAATGTCTTTGCATCCATAATATTTACTCTTTAATTACTAATTAGTTCAGTAATAAATATTAAGAAATGAAATTATTAGTTTGGTTTAAGCTCTGACGGTTTGGTACTTGAATTGTAATCCGGGTCTTTTAATAAGAATACTAGTTTAGATTTAATCTTAGGATGTTCTGTTTTTAATTTTTCACCATCTGCAGTTAGTTTACCTGAAAATAATGGTGCATTTGTAGGTACTCCACTTGGACCAACTCCGGTTGGAACAACTATCTTAGCAATTTCGGCACATACTGAAATTACATAGTCTACAATGGCATCCAATCTCTCGTTTGCTATGTTACCAAGTACTGCTGGTTCTCCTGCATTACTTGCATCACTACCTAAGTTAATAGTACTACCAGCGATGTTAATTCCAGCTTCACTACTGTCTAATGATATTCCCATATGACTTGCCAATCCTATACCACCACCAGAAAATATAAATGTTTCTTTATCACGTGAATTAAATACAAGTCTTCCGGATGATATTATTACCTGTTCCCCTTTGTATGTATCTTGTTCGAATCCTAGAAATTTAGAAGCTACATTGTCCGGGGATGCTTTAGTAATTGGAATTTCTTGTGTACTAGTCATATAAATAGACCCAGCATCGTAATCTATGTTCTCTCTTATATACTTATTTGCTTCTGGTTTATTACTATAACCCGCATCAGGTTTTTGTCCATTTCGGATTACTGTAATAGCGTCACCGTGAGTACCATTACCTTTTTTCCATTGTGGTTCTCCTAACGTGTACTTATCAGTACCGTCTGTAATTGTACTACTTAATCTAATTGATTGTCCAAACCTACCTTCAATTAATGTATCCCCTTCATATACTTGTAAAGGTCTTACTTCAGAACTTTCATTAAAATCGGGTTCCGGTTCTTCAGATGAACCATTAGTTGCATTACCGGTATTACTTGTATCAGTACTTCTACCCTTTGTTGACGCTTCTACAGATGTTACACCTGGAAGTCGATTACTGTTAATTGAAGATTGTATATTTAGTGTTTGTAAATAATAGTATTCAGGAATAGTAGCTGACCTAGCTGATAGGTTAGATGCTTGTGGCATTAACAATACTATCTCACCAGGTAAAGGAGGTTGTTTAAATGTAGAGTCCAATGGACGTGCACTGATAGGAAAGTTTGTTTTATTAGTATTGTTCTTATCATCTAATATACGACATTTTAAACTCCACAATCCTTGCGTGTTCTCGTCAACGTAAGAAACTTCTCCTACCTCCGCGGCAAGTAGTCCACCTTTCCTCATTCCTCTTTGTCCTCTTCCTTAGTTGGTGGTTTTAGTTTTTTCTTAACGTCTTCAATTTGTTGTTGTACTATATCCTCTGCAGCCGAATCTTGAACGTCGGCTTCAATTTCATCGAGTTCAGATAACAGTTGTTTTTTCTCTTCTTCGGATAACAATGAACCACCCTCTATACCAGCATTTCGGTTTGTACTACCAATTAAACGTTGTACGATAGCTGCCATTTTTACAATAGCATCATCGTTACGTATAGCAACTTCCATATATTCTTTAATAAGTGGAACGATAACAGTTGCGTCACCTATATTAGTTATAAGTGGTCGTAACTCTCCAATCAACATTTTTATTTGTCTATCTTTTTCAGAAGATTTATTATAAATGTCTTGAAAAATATCGTTTAATGATTTACCTTTAAATATTTCATCGTTCCTGTCCATATTAATAATTATACAAAAAACGGATTAATTGTATTTGATACTAATTTACCAGACGAAACAAAGTGTTCGAACTTTTCATTATATAACGTTTTAAGTGTGTTTACTACTTTAGTAACATATTGCTGATCACATCTACTACGTTCTCTAACTAATACATATAAAGCTTTCTTGTTGTAATCCTCAATTAATTTTCTGTTCCTAAATATTTCTAATACACTATCCGCGATAGAAATATCTCTACGGTTATTAAATAGTGTTCCTAAGTTATCGTCTACATATTCTATGAACATTTCCACAAATTCTTGTTGGTCAGTCAACATATCTTTAGTTGTTTCTTCAACCATAATGTTTCTACTACTGTCCATTTCTAATATATCACCTGTTACTTTAACTTTAGCATATGCTTTAATGTTACGTTGTATCAGTTCGTTTTTAACCATTCTGTTGAAGTAACTAAAAGCCTTACCTTTACCGGATTTATACATATGAATTTTTTGAATCATATGAGCTATTAGTTCATATTTAATATCTTCTGCCGGTAAATCGATATAACCATAATGACCTGTGTTGTAAACTATTTCCGCTAACTTGTAAAATGGATAATGAATAAATCTATTATATATTTTATCCTTCATACGTTTATTGTTTTCATCTAATCCGTTGTATGCACATATTGCCATTTCCGTAATGTCAGTAAAATACTTTTTGTGTTTTCTTTTTCGTCCACGTTTTTTTGGTACTTTTACTTCTGTTTTTACTTTTGCTTCTTGTTGTGGGTTAATTGGTTTTATCATCTTCACTTGTTATTGTATGTAATTTATATATTATATCTCGTAATCCCTTAAATATAGAACCTACTTCATCTTCAGATTCAAACGCTCCTTTAGTATCTAACTCTACCATTTGTTCGTATGAATCGTTAACAGTTAATTGAAATTCTGATATCCATTCTTCCATTATTTTAATGTAATCTTCTGCTTCATCGACTACGTCTTCGGTAGCTTCTAATTTTTTTAGTAAGTTGATTATTGTTAGAAGTGCACCACAAAATAACAATATCACTATTATTCCAATTATTTCTATCATTGTGTTGATTTAAAAAGTTCGTCAAAAGCAGCAGCAGCTGAATTTGATAAAGGTTTTTCCGCTCCTGAAACTTGCTTAGCTACTTTTGGTTTACTAACTTTATTACCTGCTCCGTCTCTATAATTATCTCTCCATTCTTCAAACTCTACTCTCGCAGCCATCATATCTGCTTGGTGTACAATGTAAGACAATGATGATTTAAGTTTTTGACTCCAAGCATACCCTACTAAATAAGCTTTGTTTGCGTCGTCATACATACCATCATGCGTTTTAATTCCAATATATTCTGTTTCGGAAATTTCAATACCGTTTTGTACTAACAATAATATACTTCTGTCCGGAACAGGCATTCTTGATAATTCAGTATTGTATTCATAAATCTTTCCTTGATTCTTTCTGTGCCAATCACTTGGATTAGGAACATAGTATTCATTATCGTCTGAACCGTATTTACCTAAATCATGATTCAATGCTGTAAACACAACTTCTTCCGTTGTACAATTCAACGGACTACCGTAACGTGTCCACATATCAGTAATTTCAATAGATGCTTTTATTACTCTGTTAACGTGTTCTACATATCCACCGACAAACGCTGAGTGATAATGTTCTACACTTGATGCCGGCATAAACAAGAAACGGTCTTTTCTATCCTTGTAAAACTTTAATAATTTTTCTTTTCTGTCACCTGTGATATATTTTTCAATGTAACCTAGGAATTCTTGCCAATTAGCTTGTAACTGTTCTGGTGTTAATTCTTTCATAATTCTATTTTATAGTTTGCAAATTTATTTATATAATCTTCTATTGTTGTTCCAAATCCATCTGTTCTTGTTTTCTTTCCGTTTGTTCGTAACCATTTTTTAACATTACTTGGTCCTGCTAAATGTGCAGCTGCAAGTAAACCTGACTCTGTAACAAAAATACTGTCTACCATTAATCCGTTATATTTTTTTATTTGTTTACGTAATATCTTTTGGTTGTGTTTTAATAGTTCTAACATTGCTTCATCTTGTAATGATTCTGAACTAAGGAAAGTTGCATTTGATACTACTTTATATCCTAGTCCATTTAATGTTGTCCTACTAAACTGATATTTACCTAACATACCATATACGTTAACAGTATCAATAATGTTTTGTGATTCTTTAAATGCTATAGCTTTCATAAAATCATTGGTATTTGGTCCTACGTCTACTAATTCAATTTTATTTTTTAGTATAGGAACTCCTATTTCGAATGTTACTATTTCTGGATTAGTGGTTGTCGTTGTACCTAGTACAAACGTCATTATTAAGAAAGTTATAAACTTTTCCATCATTTTACCTTTTTTAGGTCACGTTGTAATTGTTTAATTTGTGACATTATTTTTGATGCGTAAGTTTTACGAGTTTCTTTTTTATGTTGTTTTTTAAGTTTATTTATTTGTCTAAGAATGTTCTGTTGTTTCTCAGCCTTTTGGCCCTTAGTTAATTTAACCTTTTCTTTTTTCTTTATAACAGTAATAGGTAATGTACCTTTTAATTCTGGTTGTTCTTTTCCTTTATGATAAACCGTTCCGTCTTTATGTACGTACTCTTTCATAAAGGCCCAACCTCTAGGTTTGTCAGATTTTTTAACAATTTTTTCTTCGAATGGGACTAACCGAGCTGTACATTTCCAGCACAATGTTTTTACTGTATCGTTTGCTACTTTTGTCCAATTACCACATAATTGTCCTTTAAAGTATTCTCCGGTTTCAACACTATTTTGACATATCATATATCGTTGATAATCTTCAACATAAGATTTATAAGTGTTTCCGTCTTTTGCGGATTTGATAACTACATCTTTAGTTTTTTTGTGTGTAGTTTTTTTAAGATTAATTCTAGCCATAATATTTACTTTTATGATTAATATTTATTTATTATATATACAATATACAACAAATGTTTTAATTATCCAAATCTTTTTGGACGTTTCTTTTTGTTTGATTCTCCGTAGAAATCTTTTTCAGGTGTAGATTCTTTATCTATTGTAGGTTCCGTTGAAGTTTTCTTTTGAGTCCATTCCTTGTATTTATTTTTAGCACGACTTAGTGCACTAGACGTTGTAGCTTCTTGTGTTAAGTCTTCTTTTGGTTGAGTAACTAAATCGTCTGGTGTTAACTGTATAAAATCCTTAGGTCGTTCATTGTCTTCAGGTATTGGATATGGTTTATCAAATTCCATTCCCTCAGGTACAGAAGATATTACTTTCTCTTCATCCCCTATCTTGTTAAATACAACAACCAATATAATAGCAAGTGGGTCAATTATAAACACTAAGATAAGAGTAAGAAAGTTAACAATAACATCCATATCCAACCCTGTAAGTCCTGTAATAAACTTTAGTGGGCCTATTTCACTAGCTAGTTCTTCATTGTTGTTTAAGTTTAATACTTGCATATCCAACTTGGTAATAGAATCAGTTAAAGCTTCCATTTTTATTGATATTTTATCACGTTGTAACTTAGAATCATTTAGTTGACGTTCTAATGCTCGTCTAGTAGAGGAACTAGTTGTTGTAATTAATTCACCTGTTTCTCTGTCTCTGTACTGAATAACGTTATTGGATAATCCCTTTGACAGTTCTGATATAGAACTTGCAATTTGTGTTTTTTCTGTTGTGTATCCATCAAGTGATTCTTGAAACCTTCCACGTTTCATTTCTATTACTTTAGTTTGGCCTGCCACTAGTTCTAACTGATTAGCTGTGCCTTGAAATGCGTTTGTTAAATAACCGTACACTCCCATTGAAGTAATTGCCATAGACAAAAATAGGAATATTACTAATACTCCTTTAATTAGCCAATTAATTTGTTTACTAAACTGATGTAATACGGAAGCTATAATTAACTTACTTCCTTCTATAAAAGAACAAACAATTGCAGTACCTAACACGGCACCAGCAAACATCTTTGTTAATCCAAGAACACTAAAGTAAGCTGCCGATGTACTAAGTCCTAGTGCAAATATTGCTACTAATATTCTCAGAAGAGTTTTCATTTTAAAACTCCGCTTCAGTAAGGTCTTTAACGGATTGTAATTGTTTTAATTGATTCTTTAGTGTCGTAACTGTTTCCTGTGCTGATATAGATTGGGAACTTAAATTTCTTACAACGAAATCTAATGCGTTTTCTATTGAATCTATCTTAGTTAATATTTGTGTTTTGTATTTCATAATTTTATTTTTAATTTAAACATATTGGTTGTACTTCTCCTTCGTACAAATAGGAAACTATCAGTTTGGCTGGTTTGTTATTTTCCTGTAATTTCTTTTCGACAATTTCATCTACTAATATCATTCCACTCATTATCATATTGTTTCGAATAGTTCTTATGTCTTTTAGAGAATATGCCTTTATAATTACATAGTTGTCGTGTAGGTCAATAGATATTTCTCTAGGACCGTATTTATCCTTTAGTTTATCGAAGTCTTTTTCAACAAGTATAGTATATAAATAATCTATTTTTTTATTATCTGTTAGTTTTAAAAACTCTTGATATAACATATCATCTATCATACCGTTTCCTTATATAGGTTCCACGCAAACTGATTATCAATTAATTCTGGTGCGTACGCTAGAAAACAATAACGTAAAAACTTCCACCTCTCTTCGTTGTCTTTTATACGTAAAATGTTGTTAACATCATTTTTAATTTTATCAGGTACTTGGTTTAAATATTGTTGAAGTTCATCTCTCATCTCTTATAAATATAACTTTTTAATAATTTTGTTAGTTCTTCCTGTTCATTCTGTGCACACATATCTATAATTTTACTTAATATCGTACTATTGCCTAATAATATTATAACATCTGCTTTATTAACATAGTTAATAACATCATTTACATCGTAACGGGTTTTCCATTGTGTTAACATAGAACTCATCGATATATAACGTTTATTAAACCCCATTATTTGTGTTGTGTGTACAAGTTGTTTAAATATAGTAAAATTTCTTTAGATAACCTAATATTCTTTTCAGAATATTTTACAATAATCATTCCTATTATATCGTAATCAGTTTGATTTACAGGTTTGTGATTAAATATTGCAAGTTGTAATTTTGACAAACGATTTAGAGTGTCCTGATATACAACTTCGTCTTCAGGTTCACCTGGTATAAAAAAAGCGTTGAGTTGTGATTCAAATAGAAACTTATCTACGGAATCTTTTAAACTATCACTTGAGGACAATGCTCTTAATTTATTGTTACCCTCGTGTGTTCTTAAAATATTATTTATGAAGGATTCAAAAGCATTATTTCGATGTTTCATCCTTAGAGGTTTCGTAGTAATTAGTTAAGGACTTAATAATTAAATTCTTATCTCTGAGTCTAGATTTTAGATCATTAATTGTGTTGTTATAATTAACGAACCATTTATGATACCCGAATGCTGTAAGAATCATTCCTACCGAAAATCCGGTTAACAGATAAATTATATTTGTTGCTTCCATCTTAACGAAGTCTACCTAATCTATAAGACATTTCGGTTACGCCAATTGCTTCATTAACTGTTGCTCTAAGTTTTTCTAGTTCCTTTAATGTAACAGGAACCTTACTATTTCCTAGTTCGATTGTACCAACAACCGGTCGTACTGCTCCTTTTTCCCATTGTTTTTCGTACGCCTGTTCGGTTAACGTATCTGAAATATCAAAGTCAATTTTATAATAATTTTTTCCGTACTCTTTTTTTCTGTGACTAGTAGGTACTGCGGCATTCATATTTACACTCATAATATTTTTTTAAATTTAAGTTTTGTTTTTATTTAATTTATTTGTAGATGTACAAAATAAAATCTCTGTCTATATAATTTCTATGAGTTTTAACATTATAGAAATTATCAATAACCCATTTAAAGATTTCTGAAGAATTATATAAGTGAAATTCATCACTCCAATCTTCTCCTTCCGGAAATGAGTGCATCAAGTTAATTGCAATACCTTTGTTAGATAGATCATACATTTTATTAATCACAGTTTTAATATATTTGTTCATATCAACATCTTTAACTTTCATATTAAATGCTGACATAGCTACAACCCAATCGTATTTAGTATCTGAAGTATGTGTATCTATATTATCAACTGTAAATAAACTTTTATAATCTTTAAACTTTTCTTTAGCTAAGTCAATCATTGTAGTATTAGAATCAATACCTGAATAATAAGGTTCATCACATTCTAATACTTCATTACAGTAAGCCCAAAGGTCACCAACTCCACAACCTACATCAAGTACCGTATCATTATAAACATCAAACTCTTCTGGAAGTACATTACCAAATACTAGTGCTTGTTGCTTACGATCTTCATATCCTAATAGTTCAGGATTGTTGTAAGTAGATTCCCATTCAGCTTCTGTAATTCCAATTGCTTGTTCAAAGTCGTCAGCTAATTGATTAACGGCTTCTATATTATCTTCGCTCATTAATTCGTCTTTAATGGATTGCTCTAGTTCAGCCCGTAAAGCGTCTTCGTCAATATCGTCAACCATACCTACATCAGGTAAATCGAATTCAGCATTGAAGTCATCATCTTGAATAGGTTCAGATATTACTTCATCACTATCATTGTCGGGAACTTCGTACGTTTGTACTCTATCGTGTTCCTCTTCTAGATACGATTCGTCAGTTGGTTGGTCTTGAATTTGTTGTGTGGATGTAGTTTCCAGATTCTCAATTTTATTTTCTTCAATTGAGTTATCTTTTTTAAATAACTTTTTAAACATATAACTTTTTTTTATACTAATAACTATTGAAGAAAATAAAAAATCGTTATAATTTTCTGGAATTTCTTTTTCGTTTATTAATTCGACTTGCCTTAGCTTCCTTGTCACTGTCTTCCACTTTACTAAAGCCACCGTCTAATGATTTTAATGGATGTGACCTATTGAAGTTCTGTATTGTGCGTGTAGTCAAGTGTCCTTGTTCCCAAGCTTCCCGTTCTGTATTACAATGTGGTATTAGAAATTCTTCAAATGTATCTTCTCCGTCTTGATCAACTATGTACCATAAACCATACTCATCAGTTACTGCTTTAGCATTTGGAAATCTTTTATACGTTTTCTTTTGTAGTGTTTCAGTTTTTAATTCTCTTTTCTTTTTCATACGAAATTTTTAAATGGATTATTTTCTTGTTCTTTTTTTATTTGATTATAGTAGTCTTGTATATGAGATACTCTTAAATGTTCTTTGTTTAATTTACTAGGTACCACAAAATGTAAATCACCTATTGTGTAACTTTCCCAATAACCATTTAACAATAAAAAGTACCAGACGGAACCGTCTATCTCAGGTTCGATTTTATTTTGATTACAGTAAAGCTGAATGTCAATCCAATCAATACAAGCGTCACCACTATTTATTACGTGGTCCCCGATAAATATTCCTTGGTATGTTTGGAACTCCTCGTTTGTTTTTATGTTTAGTATATTTTTCATAGTAGTATAATCCTATTCTTGCAATCATAAATTGCACTGAAAGAAATATTCCAATTTCAAACAATGTTGTCATTACTTCTGTTATTGTGTTTATCATAATTATTTATTTTCTTTGTACGGGTAAGGGGCTAAACTGTTAATATCAAATCCTGATTCTGATTTATTCTTTTCCAGCAAATTAACTAGAATAGATAATTCATCTATCTCTTTAAAGTGATAATCATATAGTTCTCCGTATAGGGTTACTATCCAATCAGTTTCACTAGCAATTTCATTGTCGTTGCTTATAAACTCACCTAATGTGTAGTAATGAAATCCACCATTCTCAGGGGTTTCAGTAAACCTTTCAAATCCTAAATCTATTAAATCTTGTTCTGTCATCTTATTGTATTTGGCAAGTTAATAATGAAAGTGCTTTATAATTGTAATCCTTCCACAATTCATCAAACTTAATAAAGTCATTTGTCTGTGTTAGGAACTGTTTCAACAAAGTGTGTACTCTGTCAAACTGTTCTTGTGTTTCTGCTGTATGAATTAACTCTTGTAATTCAAATTCTGATTTTGCTTGTTCTACTATTTTCATATCTATTTTCTTTTGATATTATTTAATTTACTATATATTCTTATTAATGTAGTATCTGTATCTGTCCAACCAAAGTATAGTGTTGAATCCATTCGAACAATAACATCGAGTCCAAGTACAGTTCCAAATCCATTTCTTGGAGAGTTACATACTTCAATCACTTCATAATCTATTGTGTTCAAAACTACGGAAGTTCTGTTTCCACAACTTGTTAACAATGTGCATAATGTTACTATTCCTATTAAGTATTTTTTCATATTACATATCTTTTATTAATGATAAAATTATTGATTCAAATTTAACTTTTGTTTCGTAATCCAAGTTGGATATTAAGTTGTGACTACGTAAGTCAGCTAGTGGTATCCAAGGATTCTTCTTTGTTCCAGGTCTAACCACTTTAACCACAGGTGTGTCCACTTTTGGTACGGTCTTACGGGGTTTACCAATTGGCTTAGTACTCTTTGTTACCGGTTTCTTTACAGTCTTTTTAACAACAGGTTTTGTACGTACTAATTTATGTATCAATGAGATGTCCTTACTATTTGATTGAGTAACTCGTATATTAGTTTTATTAATCTTCTTAACAACTACGTTTACCCACCGGTTCTTTATTTTGGCTTGTACCTTTTGTCCTACTTTCATAATTATGATTTGAAGTTTTTTAACAATCTCTACCACCCTCATAAAGGGCTTTAAAAGTTGGGAATCTTAAACTTACCGTTCCTTGGTCGTTTGTTGTTTCCTCGAACCATTGTACTGTGATTTCCTGTCCAATAATCAAAGATGGATTCTTGTGGAACTTACGTCTTTCATCCAAACTAAATCCACTACCAACATCAACCGGATGACCTTTATATTCAATACGTACATTGGACATAACAAGTTCTTCAACTTCCTTTCCTTCTTGTATTGTTCTGAATATATCGGAAGTAGTTTCCTTAACAGTAAACTCCGCATCATGAAACTTTTTAACTTTCAGTAAATCTTTACTTCGTTTTCCTTTGTACTCAACGTCTTTACGAATCATAAAACCTTCCCAATTACCGTCTTTGGCTTTCTTTTGCCATTTAACAAAGTCGTCTTCGTTACGGACAATTTCTTGTGTAAGTATATCGATTGTATTGTATTCATTTACTGTAATCATACTTTCCAAGTAATCCAATCTTTCTTGTAGTGTAGTAACGGATGTTTTACTATTAAACTCATCCATTGTAAGTGTATCAAAAATAATATACTTTGGATTTGAAATTGTAAAGTCTTTTTTCTTGTATAACTTTTGTATTGATGTAAAATCCTCATTTCCATTTTTATCTACAATACAAAGTTCACCGTCAAATACTGTATCAGTAACTCCAATTTTTTCAATGTCCTCAAGTACTTTACCAAGTGTTGTAAATTCCTTTCCCTTACGTGTATAGGCTTTGGCTTTTCCGTATTCATCGACAATAACAATACAACGAAGACCGTCTAACTTTCGTGACGCATACCAAGTTTCATTTACAAAATCACAGAACTCAGGTTCGTACTTAGTGGCAAGTGCAACGTCGAATGTAGGAACGTGTCCAGGTTTAACTTTGTTAATTAAACTAGCTCCTGCTCTCGTTTTTAAATCCTTGTCAATTAAATTAAGGATTAACTCTTTATACAATAAGTTTTCAAAACAAAACTTGTTTACTACTGCAATAGCACTATGACCTGTAATGTTTCGTTCATTTAGGTCGTTTAGTAAACTGAAAACATCTGTGTAATTATTATCCGGACCCATCAGTGATGGATTCTTCGATATACTTTTACTTGTAACATTGAACTGCATAAAAGGACTGTTCTCGTAAATCATTGCCTTAGCAACGAACTCGTTCTTCAAATACTTTTCAATAATAACTTTCTTGTCGTTACCACTTGAAGTAGCTTTCATCTCGTCTACGTAAGACTGAAGTTTTTTAAAATCTTGTTTCATATATATATCTTATTTACCCGTTTATTTTCTTTACTAACGTGTTTATTTTATTACCTAGTTCTTGTACTCGAATCATTTCTTTTACCTCAATAGTAGTAACTCCTAAATCTTTTTTCATTTTCTTGTAAACTTTAAATCCCTTAGTATCATAATAATGTGGAATACCACCACCACCATTTTCCATAATGTAATTACGATATTCTTTGTGTGGATACGTAACTTTATTAATTGGAACTATTTCAACGTTAGCTGTATTACACCATTCATTGTTAGTTTTATATGCCGTAGCTACCACTTTATCACCAAAGTTTTTATTAATGTATTTAGCAACTTTAGTATTATTTTTACAATCCCAAACTTTAGTCTTGTACCCTTTCATAGTAGGACGTGCCTCACTAAACACTCGTACATAATTAAATCCTTTAGCTTTTAAAGCCGTTGTTATTTCTTTAACAATCCCAAAATACTCTTCTTTTTTCATAACTCTTATTATTAACTGTTAATCTTATTTCCTTTTACTTAGTAAAAGTACAACAAAAAAACCACAAATCCAAATTTTTTCTCACTTATTTTTATAATTATATACAAGGAAGAACTATGGTAGACCCGGAGATACTAACTGACACAATCGTTGAGTGGTTTGCAACACTCAATTATGAATATATGTTGTTACATATTATTATATGTTACGGTCTATACTATTCAAAAAATATGAGTTGGATAGTACAACGGTTCAGTCCTGTACGTAAAAAGGGAATTTCTCGTGGCGTGTGGTTAGCTGGAGGTTTTTTAGCATTAATGGAAGTGTTAAGATTTATTCCGTTTGCTTGGGAAAATTCTGTAAGTATGACGTTGTGTGTTGATAAAGTGATTAGTATATTTCATAGTTATATTCTTATTCAAGTTTTTGTTGACCCAATCGTTAATGCTGTACATCGATGGCTTGAGATATTACACAAAACTTCAAAAAATTAAAATGAACAATATAACGTGCAACGGAGTTCATCCCGCTGTCCTTGTACACCAACCTAATTTACAGTTACCTGTGTTTCAGTCTTTTTTAGAAGATCTAGTATCACCAAATAAGAAGGTGTTTGCCGTTCTCGTATTCTCCACTAAATGTCTTGTGTAGCCCCTTTACGTTTCCGTATCACGGCACGTGCAAGTTAGCACTGAGTTTTGGAACGTATCATTCCATCGGTAAACTCAACCGGCTATGTTAGGAACATAACAAACCCACCCTGCA